GAAATGGTAATCAAAGAATTGGAAAAGTTTTTATAATGAAAAAGGTTTGGATAAATGGGTGTTTTGATGTTCTACATTACGGACATTTTAAGTTAATAGATTACGCAAAATCTTTAGGGGATTTGATAATAGGAATTGATTCTGATGAACGAATTAGACAAATGAAAGGAGATGGTAGGCCATTCCACACGGAAGGGCAGAGAGTATTTAATTTAATGCAAATAAAAGATGTGAATAAGATTGTAGTATTTGATAGTGATGATTCTTTAAGAACACATTTAAAAACATATCAACCTGATATATTTGTAATTGGTGATGAATATATGTATAAACCTATCATTGGCGGAGACCATGCAAAAGAAATTGTATTTTTTAATAAAATAAATGGGTTTAGTACCACAAAACTTTTAGATGATGAATAAAGTATTAGTTATAGGGGAAACTTGTACCGATATTTTTATATACGGAACATCAGAACGTAAATCGCCAGAAGGTAAGGGGCCTGTATTTGTTCCTCAACGTGAAACGTATGGTATGGGTATGGCTTCAAATACTACAAACAATTTGGCAGCTATGGGCGTTGATGTTGATGTATTTTCTGATAATGGTAATATAATTAAAACTCGTTATGTTAATGAAAAAACAAATGAATTGTATCTAAGAGTTGATGAAAACGATTCGGTTGAAAGAATTGATATAAATGAATTACCTGAATTGAATCAATACGATGCAATTATAATTTCAGATTATTGTAAAGGATTTTTAACGGAAGAAGATATTGATAAGATAGCTTCTATGCATGATTTAGTAATCGCTGATACTAAAAAGAAATTGGGAGATTGGTGTAAAAATTTAAAATTTATTAAAATAAACCGATTAGAATGGGAAGTTAGTAAAGATGTGATAAGGGATAACGAATGGTTGTTTGATAAAATTATATGTACACTTGATAAGACAGGGACATCATATAAACATACCACATATTCGGTTATTTCAATAGAAAATGCGGATGTTAGTGGAGCCGGAGATACTTTCGTAGCTGGGTTTGTAGCTCGATATTTGGATTCGGAGGATATTAGTGTATCAATTGAATGGGCTAATTATTGTGCGGGTGAAGTTGTAAAGAAAAAGGGAGTTTCCGTATTTGGAAAATAAAAAAATAATATACTTATATATACAAAACAATAAAAACAAAAATTTATGGCAGAATTAGATAGCATTCCACAAAAACAAAACATTGAAATTGAAACAGTTCAATTGGAAGATTCTATAAAACAACAACTTGAACAACTTAATCAAAAGCAAAATCTTTTGGTTAATGATTTTGGTCAAATACACATTAGAAGAAAAGAAATCACCGAAGAACTAAAAAATTTAGATGAAATTCAGGAAAAAACTGAAATTGAGTTTAAATCTGTTGCAAATGAATTGAAAGACTTACTTGATGGGTTAGATGATAAATATCCTCAAATGAGAATCAATTTAAAGGATGGGGTGATTCAGTATCAACCTGGTTCATTAACTAGAAGACAAGTTGCTGAGCAACAAGGACGTTCTATTTAATTAAAAATTAATCCTACATATTTATATAGGAACAAAACTATATGATGGGATTAGCAAAATTTTTAGTTGAAACAATATTGGGAGAAGCGGCAAAGATAAACAAAGTAGTTGTTGTTTATTCTGGCCGCTTTCAACCTTTTCATAAAGGTCATTATGCAACTTATGACCATTTAGTAAAAAAGTTCGGAAAAGATAATGTTTATATAGCAAGTTCCGATGTAACCGATTCAAAAAAATCTCCATTTAGATTTAAAGAGAAAAAGGTTATAATGCAAAAGATGTTCGGTATTCCTTCAAACCGAATAGTACAAATCAAAAATCCATACGCACCTTCAGAGGTTTTAAACAAATTTGATTCCGATTCAACCGCATTTATTAGTGCAGTTGGAGAAAAGGATGCATCTCGTCTTAGTGGTAAATATTTTAAACCTTACACTGGTAAAGTTGATACTGGGTATATAGAAAGAGGATATACATACATAGCCCCTGCGCAATCAAATCCTATTAGTGGTACTGATGTACGTTATTGGTTAAGCGCCGGTAGTGAAAGTGATAGAAAAAAGGGATTTATGCGAGCTTATCCTAAATTTGATGAACAAATATTTCAATTGATTACTCTTAAATTAAAAGCATTAAAAGAATGTATTAATGAAGAAATCAAATTGAATGTAAAAGTTGGTGATGAAATTCTGATGGGTAAGTTTAAAAACAAAAAAGTAGTTGTTAAATCTATTGGTAAAGATGAGTGGGGAATGCCAACAATCAATGGTAAGAAGGCGGTAACATTCCGAATTCCTAAAAAAGAAGAATTAAAAGAAGCCGCATCTAATGCCGGATTTAGTGGAACTGCTGAGCCGGATACATCATTTATGGCGGATGGACAACCAAGAATATTAAATAAAGCTAAGCCGGAAAATTGGTACAAACAAGGTGGATATACTCAATTACATACTCCAAAAGCCGATTCTATGAGAGGTAAGGGTAAATCGAAAGATACAGAAACTCAATTTAGAAAAGCATATTACAAACTAAAGAATGTAGTACAAAGTACATTAAACCCAGCGGATGACCCTCATAAAGTTGAAGATTGGGATGATGCTTATAGAAAAAATCCTGAACAAAAACCTAAAAGATTTTGGGAACTTCCTAAAAATCAAAAGGATACTATAATTTCAAAAGAAGATATAAATGAAATTGTGAATGAAATGGAATCTTTTATATTGGGGGAAATGGCAAAACAGGATTTGGATGCGGTTGAAAAATATGCAGATAACCAATTAAGTCCAGAAGATATTGAATTAGGTAAGGAGACAGACCATTTTTTCCAAAGATTAAATGACCCTAGAAATGGTAAACCAATTTCGGCACCAGAACTAACTGGATTTTTCAAACGATTGGCAAGAAATAAAAAGAAATTCATAGAGTTTATAAAACAATATAAAGAGTTTGTTGTTAATGATACTAAGACCAACATAAACATAGCATTTATGAAAGTTGCAAATAAGTTGATAGCAAAGACGGTAATGAGAAAAGCAGATTTTAAAACAACTAGTCCAATATTCAAAACGGAATCAATAGATGAAATGGGATTAGGTGGGGGAGCCGGTGTAGGTTTATCTTTACCAGGTGGATATATTAACGGAGCACCAGACCCAGAAGATGCTAAGAAATTAAAATCTAAATTAGATGGTGATGGTAGTGAAAAATATACTCCAGTAGAAGAAGGATTTACTAAAGGTCAATTATTTGCTGGTAAAATGAAGGTGGGTGGTAGGCCTGTAAATGTAGAAGTTGAATTGGTAGGTTCTGATAATAAAACAAATCAATTTATAACTAAAATTATATATGTTGATAAAGGATATGAAAGACAACTCCCAATAGGTTCTACTTTACCAATACCGGCTAGAATATTTAGAACACCTGGTGGAGGTTGGAGAAAAATTAAAACACCATCTGCATTCGAATCTACAAATGAAGCCACTTCATCTGAAATCCTAAAAGATTTGGATAAAGTAAAATCTGATTTACTAAAAAAAGCAGAGGTATTAATCGCAAAAAAGAAAAAACTTTATTCTAATGTTGATATCGAATCTCCAATGAGTGCAGATGAAAAGAAATTGGATAAAGATATTGCGGATATATTTTCTCAAATCAATCAATTAGTTCTTCAGAAAAGAAGTTTAAAAAAAGAATCAATAAACGAATCTTTATTGTTAGAAGGTGGTGCGTACGGTCACATGAACCATCCATTTGATATTCAGATGAACCTTACATTTGGTGATTTAAAAAATATTGTAAAAAAAGCATTAACCGGTGATTTAGAATTAGCAAGAGAAAAGACCGATGGTCAAGCTTTAGCAATTAGTTGGGTTAATGGTAGATTAGTTGCGGCTCGTAATAAATCTCACACAAAAAATAAAGGTGAGGGTGCTATGACAATAGGACAAGTTGCACAACAATTTGCTGGGAGAGGAGAATTAACAAATGCGTACACATACGCTATGAATGACCTTTCAAAAGCAGTTGCTTCCTTATCAGAACCACAACGTAAAAAAATATTTAAAGATGGTATGTGTTTTATGAATTTAGAGGTAATATACCCAAAAAATTCAAACGTAATACCGTATGGACAGAATCTTTTAGTATTTCATGGTACATTTGAATATGATAAAGAGGGAGAAGTAATCGGACAAAATCAGGAAGCTGCAAAAATATTAGCAGGGATGATTAAGCAGGTTAATAAGCATGTGCAAGATACATATACGATTCAAGGACCACCTATACAAAAACTTCCAAAATCACAAGAACTTTCTAAATTACAAGGAAAATATATTGGATTAATTAACAAACTACAAAAGGAGTTTGCATTAAAGGATACCGATGGAGTGGCGGATTATCACCAAGCTTGGTGGACAAGCTTTGTGGAAAAAGGTGCGAAGAAATTAGATGCACAAGAAAAAATAGGATTGGTTAAAAGATGGGCGTTTGGAGATAAATCGTTTCGTATAAATCAAATACAGGACGCCAAAATAAAAGAATGGGCGGATAAAACTGATAAACAAGACCAAGCTAAAATAGCAAAAGAAAATATAATGAAATTTGAAGAAATATTTTTAGGTGTTGGTGCGGATGTATTATCGTTTATGGAATCTGTATTGACTGCGAATCCAGATTCTGCTACAAAACAATTGAGAGCTGAATTAGGTAATGCTATAAAACAAATAAAAGCAAGTGGTAACCCACAACAAATCGAAAAATTAAAAATAGAACTAAGTAGATTAAACTCTTTGGGTGGGTTTGATAAAATCGTACCAAACGAAGGAATTGTATTCGTTTATGGTGGTAATACTTACAAATTAACTGGTGCATTTGCACCCCTAAATCAAATTTTAGGTATTTTTAAATACGGAAGATAATCGTTTTATTCAATTTTGATATACTTATATATACGAATATATTAAGTATAATATGGCAAGAGAATTTGATAAAAAATTTATGCATCCAACTCGTAGGAAGTTGGTAAACATGGTATTAAGTGGTGGAGAATACGAAAAAAACACACAAATATCATTTGCAGGGACTGATAAACAAGAAATTAAAAGAAAAGTTGGCGAAAGATGGACTGATGAAAATGGTAAATCTTGGGAACAACACGCCGGCGGTAAGATAGAAGTATCTGAATTGGGAGATATAATGGCCGAAACGAGGGCGTATTTGGCTAAATTAAATAGTTGTAAAGCCGATGATTGTAACACTATTCAGCTAAATAGAGTTGATAAAAAATTAATATCTAAAACAGGATATTGTACAACTTGTTTGGCCAAAAAAGAAACTAAAATTAAATTAGATGGTTTGTGGGAAGCGTATGAAGATTATAAGATATATAATAATATGATTTCCTATGGTAAAGATGTAGTTTCACAGTTCCAACAGGCATATAACGATGCTAAACAAACATACGAAGTTGTAAATGAGGATGGTACGATTGAAAAGTGGAGTATGGAAAGAGATGTAACGGAATTAAAAGCAGAAATCCTAGCAGATATAACTCGTTTTGAAGAAGAAATTCAACAAGCAATCAAACTAAGAAATGAGGCTTGGGATAAGTTGAAAGATAAAGATTACGATTTAGTTAAACCACCAGTTGATTAATATGAGTACTGGTATAACACAAAAGAAATCTCTAAAAGAGATTATTGCTGATGAATATAAAAAGTGTGCGGTAGACCCGATTCACTTTATGAAAAAATATTGTATGATTCAGCATCCGGTGAGAGGTAAGATACCTTTTCACCTTTTCCCGTTTCAGGAAAATACACTAACTCAATTTAAAGATAACCGATTTAATATAGTATTGAAATCACGTCAAACTGGTATCTCAACCTTATCGGCTGGGTACGCACTTTGGAAAATGATATTCAATTCGGATTTTAACGTATTGGTTATCGCAACGAAACAAGATGTTGCAAAGAACTTAGTAACAAAGGTAAGAGTAATGCATGAATTACTTCCTTCTTGGTTAAAAGGTGGTTCTTTGGAAGATAATAAACTTTCCCTTCGTTTAAATAATGGTTCTCAAATTAAGGCTATTGCTAGTTCTCCTGACGCAGGACGTTCTGAAGCCCTATCACTTCTAATATTTGATGAGGCCGCCTTTATTGATGATATCGATGAAATTTGGGTAGCGGCTCAATCTACTTTATCAACGGGTGGTAGTTGTATTGCATTATCTACTCCAAATGGTGTGGGTAACTGGTTTCATAAAACTTGGTTGGGAGCGGAAGAAGGGCAGAATCCATTTAATACAATTAGATTACATTGGACAGTTCATCCTGAAAGAGGAGATGCGTGGAGAGCTGAACAAGAAAAACTATTAGGTGCAAAGAAAGCTGCTCAAGAATGTGATTGTGATTTCGTATCATCTGGTGATACGGTTATAGATCCTGAATTATTAATGTTCTATAAAGAGAGCTATTGTCAAGACCCATTAGAAAAGACTGGATTTGATGGAAACCTTTGGAGGTGGGAATATCCTACTGCAAATGGTTCTTATATGGTGGTAGCCGATGTGGCCAGAGGAGACGGTTCGGATTATTCTGCAGCTCATGTTATGGATATCACAAGTTGTACGCAGGTAGCTGAATACAAAGGAAAAGTTGATACAAAAGATTTTGGAAACTTTTTAGTTGAATTATCTACACAATACAATGATGCGTTACTTGTAATAGAAAACGCAAATATTGGATGGGCTTGTATTCAACAAGTCATAGATAGGCAGTATAAAAACTTATTCTATATGAGTAAGGATTTGAAATATGTGGATGTTGAAAACCAATTAAGAAATAAATATCGTTCCGATGAAAGACAAATGGTAGCTGGATTTTCAACTACTTCTAAAACTAGACCTTTAATTGTATCTAAATTAGATGAATACTTTAGAGAAAAATCCGTTGTAATTCGTTCAAATCGTTTGATTGATGAACTGTTTACATTTATATTTATGAATGGTAGAGCAGAAGCAATGAAAGGGTATAACGATGACTTAACAATGGCGTTTTGTATTGGTTTATGGGTTAGAGATACTGCACTTCGTTTAAGACAAGAAGGAATTGATTTGACGAAAAGAACTTTAGGTAGTATATCATCAAATCAACAATATGAGGGAGTATATGGACCATCGGATAGAAGTGATAATCCTTGGAAAATGAGAGTAGGAGATGACTTTGAGGATTTATCACAGTGGTTATAAATTATAGTGTTTTAATAAATGTTGATATTTATGGTATATGCCAAAATAGAAATTCTATGATTAGATTAACAAATATCTTAAATGAAGATGAATATGTTGACCAGGCTTACGCTATGGGAGATACTCCGCAAGACAATCCGATTGATGACTATGATGAATTAGATGTTGAGCAGGAAGATATGGATGATTTTATCAATTATCTTAAATCTTATTCAAATGAACTAACCGAAGCAAATTGCCCTTGTGTGTTTGAAGCTGAATATCAGGGTAGAGAAGTAAAATTGGGAAAACCAACACAAGGTGATGTTAAGAAATTTAAGGTTTATGTTAAAAACCCAAAAACTGGAAAAGTAATTAAAGTAAACTTCGGTGAAAAGGGAGCAAAAATTAAAAAATCAAATCCAGAAAGAAGAAAATCTTTCAGAGCAAGACACAATTGTGAAAACCCAGGTCCTAGAACAAAAGCAAGATATTGGTCTTGCAGAAAATGGTAAATAAATTATGGCAGAACAAAACCAAGATGATAGAAGTTTTTTTGGGAGACTTAAAAAACTATTTTCAACAAACGCAATCGTAACCATTGATAAAGATGGTAAACGTAGAGTAGTTGATGTTGAGGATAGACAAACGAATACAAATTTTGTGAACCTTAGAGATAGGTACACAAAATTACAAAGGTCTTACTACGAAACACACCAAGGTGCGCAATCAATGGCGTATCATCAAGTTCGTAGAGAACTTTTCAGAGATTATGATGCTATGGATATGGACCCAATTATAGGGTCAGCATTGGATATATATGCAGATGAAAGTACAACTAAGAACGAATATGGTGATGTACTTCAAATTAAATCCACAAACGAAAACGTAAGAGAAATACTACATAACCTATTTTATGATATAATGAATGTGGAGTTTAACTTATGGCCTTGGATTAGAAACTTAGTAAAATATGGAGATGCATTTTTGGCATTAGAAATTATGCCTGGTAAAGGTATTATTAACGTAGCCCCCCACTCAACTTATAATGTAGAACGATTGGAAGGTACTGACCCAAATAATCCGGATTATGTTAAATATAAAGTAGAGTTAGACCGTTTTGGAAAACAGGAATATGAGCAATATGAGATGGCTCACTTTCGTATGTTATCCGATACAAACTTTCTGCCTTATGGTAAATCAATGGTAGAAGGTGCAAGAAGAATTTGGAAACAATTATCTCTTATGGAAGATGCGATGTTAATCCATCGTATTATGAGAGCACCGGAAAAAAGGGTGTTTAAAATTGATATCGGTAATATCCCACCTGTTGAGGTTGATAACTATATGCAGAAGATTATTAACAAAATGAAAAAAACTCCATTTGTTAATAAAGATACCGGTGATTATAACTTAAAATACAATATTCAGAATCTTACTGAAGACTTCTTCTTACCTGTACGTGGTAGTGATAGTGGTACATCTATTGAAAACCTACAAGGTTTAGAGTACGCAGCTATTGAAGATATTGAATACTTAAGAGCAAAATTATTTGCAGCATTAAGAGTTCCAAAAGCGTACTTATCGTATGATGAGAATGTTAATGGTAAAGCTACATTGGCAGCAGAAGATGTTCGTTTTGCTAGAACCATTGAAAGAATCCAAAGAACCGTTGTTAGTGAATTGGCAAAGATTGCAGTAGTTCATTTAGCAGCAAATGGTATCGAAGATTCAGAAATGACAAACTTTGAATTAAGTTTGACAAACGCTTCTACAATTTATGAACAAGAAAAGGTTAATTTGTGGAGTGAGAAGGTAAGATTAGCATCGGATGTTAAGGCACTTAATATGTTATCATCGGATTGGGCGTATAACAATGTATTTGGCTTATCACAGGATGAAATCGATATTGAAAGAGCAAAAGTGATATTAGACCTTAAAGACCGTTTCAGACATACTTCAATTGAACAGCAAGGACAAGACCCAGCAAATCCACCACAACAACAAAATGTAGAGGAGGAAATCAGTAAATTAAAAACTGAAATTGAATTGAATAGGGGAATTGGAAGACCGAGAGAAGGTAATACTTATGGTAAAGATAAGCATCCGTATGGTAGAGACCCATTGGGTGATATGGAAAATCATAAGGATAGAAAGAGAGATGACAGGAACTTAAACACAAACGCTAAAAAACTAGCAAGAGAATATATAAACGGAATTTCATCGAAAAAGAAGGTTTTGAATGAAAAATCATCTATGCTTGATGAAAAAAACCTATTAGATGAAACTAAAATTTAATAAAGAAAAATTTGTTTATATTTATATGTGTTAGTTTATATGGTAGAATAAATATAGGGTAGATAAATGAAAAAAATTAAACATTCCAAGTTTAAGAACACTGGGGTGTTATTTGAGCTTTTAGTAAGACAAATAACATTGGAAGTTCTTAATGGAGATAAAAACGAAAACGCTAAAAACATCGTAAAAGAGTTCTTTGCTCCAAATACAGAGTTAAACAAAGAATTACGTCTTTACGATATATTGTTAAAGGAAAAATATAGTTCCGAAACAAAAGCGGATAGATTGGTAGAAACGGTATGCGATGCGCATGCTAAATTAAATCAATTAGCACTATCAAAAGAGAAATTTAACCTTATTAAAGAAATTTCTACAAAATTTGATATTGAACAATTTTTGTCTTCACCAATTACTAATTATAAAGTATTGGCATCGATATATAAGGTATTTGAATCGAAAAGAACCGATGGATATGATATAAAAGATATTTTTAATTCTAAAATTACCCTAATAGAAAATATTACATCAAAACCCGCACAATTATCAAAACCTGCGGAAGATAAGAAGTTAATAGAAACATATAAACAACAAGATAAAGACCTTAGATTACTTACCTATAAGATTCTAGTAGAAACTTTCAACAAAAAATACACAAATCTTAATGAATCTCAAAAGAATTTGTTGAAAGAATATATAAACAACATCTCAAATACTACTAAATTTAAAGATTATGTTGGTACACAATTACCAACTATAATCGCTGAATTAAACAGTATTAAATCAAAACTAAAAGATAAAGTTACACAAATTAAATTATCAGAAACTATTTCCGTTTTAGAAAAAATGAAAATTGGAAAGACTGTATCTGATTCTCAAGTTTCATCTATTATGCTTTCTTATGAGCTAATTAAAGAACTTAAATCTAAAGTAAAATAATGGAAGCAAGATTAAAAGAAGCCATTCGTAAATACATTAGAGAAAAATACGTTCAAAAAACTTTGGATGAAATGAGTGTGACTGGCAATGTTGCAGGATATGATACACCGGCTGCATTTGCTAAACCTGGACAAACTAAAAAGAAAAACAATAGATTAGCCAGCGTAACTGGTGGAACCGTTGTTGATAATTTAGAAGAAAGTGAAAAATCTTGGGCTTTAGGAGATGTGGCAACAAGTGAAGATGAGGGGTTACCAACCAAACCAACGGCAGCTAAAAAAGAACCTGGAGCAGAAATTGCAGATATTAGTGGTATGATTATGGCTGAAAACAGATGGTTAGAATTAAAAAGAGAAGAATCTTCACCAAAAGCAAAAGTTGGTAGAGGTGTTTCTAATATACAAAGACAGCTTTCTGAAATAGAGAAGTTTGTTAATTGGTATTCTAAAATTAAGACCGAAAATGGACTTAAGAAAGAAGATTACTGGAAAAGAACAAATGCATCTCTATATAAAATCAGAGAAAGGTTAATGGGAATAACTGAAAAATTAAGAACTTTATAAAATGCCAGCAGTATCTAAAGCACAACAAAGATTTATGGGTATGGTTCATGCAGCACAAAAGGGTGATATGGAAAATCCATCACCTGAAGTAGAAAAAGCAGCAGATTCAATGTCCGATAAAGATGCTAAAGATTATGCATCAACATCACATAAGGGTTTACCAGATAAAAAAGAAAATATGATAACTAGAAATAGATTAAAGGAAATCGTTAAAGAAGTAATGGTAGAAGAAGCAGACTACCAAACATTCTTCAAAAAGGCTTTAGAGAAAGCTGGAAAGGGTATCAACGATATGAGTGATGATGAAAAGAAAGCATTCTTTGATAAAGTTGATTCTGCTTGGAATGGTAAAGGTGAAAAGAACGAAACACTTACTGGTGGACAAAAAAAGTTAGATGTAGATAAGGATGGTGATATCGAAGGTGATGATTTAGCAGATTTAAGAGCTGGTAAAAAAGTAAACGAAGCACCAATTCCTATCAAAGATGGTAAATATCATTTTTATTATAAAGATGGTGTAGGATATTTAGAATTTAATGGTAAAAAAATATCTTCGGGTGATTATGATATGGAAGATGGTAGTAATTCATATTGGATGAGTCATTCTTCTTTTAAAGGAAGCCAAAAAGCATTTAAAACTGGTAAAGATATAGTAAACTATTTTAAATCAAAAAAAATTACAACCGAAAATATTGCAACTGAATTACCAAAAGCAACTATACCATCATCGGTTAAACAAAAATTGGATATAGCTATTGATAAAATTAAAGATTCTAAACTAAACCCTACTCAAAAATTACAATTGGTAGCACAGGTGATTGATAGTCTGGGTATTGATAAATCTCAATTAGGTACTATTACTACTAAGATTAGAAGTAAAATGGAATCAGTAAATGAAGATTTTTCAAAAGGGGAATTGGTTTGGTTTAATCGTGGACAAAACGAAAGAGGAATGACCATATCTACTCCAGTAGTTGGTAGACTATCTAAAATAGTTGGTAGTAAAAATGTAGAAATACAAGTTATATCCCCTTCAAATTCAAAAGGAGATATATTCACTACCGATAAAAATAGCTTAAAGATGTTTCCACAAAAAGGCAAAAAAGTTCGTATGGACGTGGTAATGGATGGTGGGCAAGGGTCTGGTTCTCAAAGCTTTGATGAAATTGAAGGAGTGGTTGTATCTGCTGACCCTAATACTAAACAAATTGTAATTAAAAATAAAGAAGGAAAGAATGTAAAATTACATTTGTATAACATTCTTAAAATTAAATAAGAATATAAAGTAATATGAAATCATTACTAATAGAAACAAACCTATTCGAAGGTAAGGTAAAGGAAGATGAAGGTGGTAGAACTTTGGTAAAAGGTGTCCTACAAAGAGCTGGTGCAGAAAATCAGAATGGTAGAATATATCCAAAACCAATCTTAGAAAGAGAAGCTAAAAAATATCTTCAATTTATTAAAGAACGTAGAGCGTTGGGTGAGTTAGACCATCCGGATTCTACTGTAATTAACTTAAAAAATGTATCTCACAATATCAAAGAAATTTGGTGGGAGGGAGATGACCTGTGTGGTACTGTTGAAATCCTTAGTACACCATCTGGTAATATTCTTAAAGAGTTATTGAAAGCTGGAATTCTATTGGGTATTTCATCAAGAGGAATGGGTTCAACTAGACCTTTAAGTGGAAACAAAGTAGAGGTTTCCGAAGATTTTGAATTGATTGGTTGGGATTTTGTTTCTAACCCATCTACACATGGTGCATTTATGGTCCCAATGAATGAGTCCGTAAATCCACTAAAAAATATTGGAACTGATGTATGTGGTGATTACTGCAAAGCACAGGATTTAATGAGAGAAATAATAACTGAAATAGTATAAGATGAGCAAGAAACCATTTGACATATACGATTATGTTCATAACAACAAAATGACTTTAAAAGTAGAAGGTCATAAAGGAACTACCGTAGCTAAAGCGTATAACGATATCCGTAAAACTAACTTAAAAGAAGTAAAGATAGTTAATGGTAAATTCAGTTTAGCTGAAAATTTAGAAGATAGAAAACTATCTACCGAAGTTAAAAAACACTTCTTAGAAATTATTTCTACTTACAACACTTTCCAAGACCAAATGAAAAGACAATCTGATATGACAGAGGTTGCGAATACATTGGGTGCTATTGTTGAGGCTGCAAAAGAAATGACATTAAGAGAAAGTGGTGACTGGTTTGATAATGTAACTGTAAAAAGAAACATGAACGAATTAGATAAGTTAGGTAAATCATTTGATAAATTCGCAATGGAAGCAAAAGCAATGGATGAAAGATTACATTCTTTATATGAAGATATGGGTCACATCTTAAGCCGTTACTATGAAATTGCAGATATCAGTACTGATACAATGCATGAAAGATTAGGAAATAAAAAGAAATAATTATGATTCGTTTAGGAGGATTGATGGACCAAAAAGCATTTGGTAAATTTGAAATGGGTAAAGTAATTTCTAATCCGTTTGCAAACGCATTCGTTAATGAATCGGAAGGTGAAGACCACGAAGTTTCTATGGGCCAAAATCAATTAGATACCATCATTAAGATGGCAACTGAATTGAAAGCTAAAATGGGCGAAGATGAAAAAGAAATACCGGCTTGGATTCAAGACCATATTTCTAAAGCAGAAAACTATATTTCTCAAGCATCTGGAAACTATCATGAATATGGTGATTCAAACGAAAGTGTAAGTGAGGCATCTACTAAATTAAAACATACTATTAGTAAAAAAGAATGGGCTAAAATTCCTAAATACAATAAACATATTGGAATGGATGGTGTTCATTATATTATGAAATATGATGATAAAATCGGAACATATTTACAAGGCGTAAAAATAGTAGATGAATCTATTAAAGAAGCGGCACCTTGTTGGAAAGGATATAAGCAAGTTGGTATGAAAGATAAAGGTGGCAGACAAGTTCCAAACTGTGTACCTAACGAATCGGTAGTAAAAGAAATTAGTAATAAAACTCCAAAGATTTTTGTAAAAACAGCAGCAGTTGAAAAGAAAATTAAAGAATTAATGGCTGACAGAAAGAAAGCAGTAGTTCCTTATAATAGTGAAACTGACCCGGCTAAAAAAGAAAAGTTAAAACAAATCCTTATCAAACTAACTAATCAAATTAAGGGATACGAAAGCAATTTAGTTAAATTAAGAGATATGGAAGAAGAATATCTTCAACAAATGCATGCAGATGCTGAATTAGATACAACTGGTCTTTAATAAATAAATTAAAATATTTTTTGATAAAAGCTTGGATTTTCCAAGCTTTTTTTGTATGTTTATACTGTAATAAGAGTTCAACCCCTTAAACCCCTAAAAATATGAACTATTCTCAATTAAACAACATGACCCTTGATGAGTTACGAAACCTTAACTCATTAGTAGTAGAAGTAATGAACTCCAAACGAGCTATGATTGCTTATGAAAAGAAACAAGAGTTACGAGTTGGAATGAATGTTAAAGTGAACCACCCTAAGTTGATAGGTAAACAACTCCGAGTTGAAAAAGTGAATCGTACCAAAGCTTCCCTAAAAGTATTGAGTGGTGGGTTCGGTTCTTATACTGTTCCACTTTCAATGATTGAAATTGTTAAATAATTAAAACCACTAAACCCCTAAAAATATGAACGATTTTGATTTCTTCACCGTCAACGCTTCTTCCAACCGAATTACTTCTTTGATGAAGCTACCCAATGTAAAACGTAGTAATATTGAACATAGGGTACACTATGGTAGTGGGAAGTTCCCTACTCACATTTATAAGGTTACCTTAGCGTATTACGATGTGATGGAGTTCGGACACTTTGGTGCGCGAAAAAGGGCTGATGATTACATAGAATCCCTATTGGCTACAAAGCCGGACAATGTGATATTGAGTATAAAATTTTATCCAGTAGATTAAAAATATGGTTAAAAGCTTGGTAATTCCAAGCTTTTTTCATATATTTGTATATGATTAAGCCTTTTTCAATTTTAGATACTCGCTCTAAAGAATGGCAAGAGCGTAAAAGATGGTGGATTAACACTTATAACATTCAATCAGAATTAGGTAGAGAAAATACCGAAAGTAAAGCCCGTTTTTGGGAAGATACCACCGTATCTATATTTGATGCAACTCTTTGTGAAAAAATGTATGAATGGTTCTGCCCCAAAGAAGGTAGGATATTAGACCCATTTGCGGGTGGTAGTGTTAGAGGAATAGTGGCATGTGAGATGGGATATATCTATAATGGAATAGACCTTTCAGATGAACAAATTGAGGCAAATAAAAAACAATCATCAAAGCCAGTTTGGGTGCAAGGAGATAGTGAGTGGGTAATCGATACCATCCACAATAATACACAGGATTTTGTATTTACTTGTCCACCGTATTATGATTTAGAAAAATACACCGATAATCCAGCTGACCTTTCAAATATGGATGAGAATTCATTTGATAAAAAATATTATTCAATTTTAAATAAAGCCGCAAAAAAGTTAAAGAATAATAGATTCTTTGCAGTAGTAGTATCGGAAGTTAGAGAACAATCAACAACCGGAAATTATAAAATTGGAAAGTACAAAGGATTGGTTTGGAAAACAATCAGAGCATGTGAAGAAGCGGGTTTACATTTTTACAATGATATGATTCTTTTCAACTCACAACATCAGGCTTCGAGAGTTGTTGATACATACTTTGAAAGAAATCGTAAAATAGCATCCGTACATCAAAACATATTAGTATTTGTAAAAGGTAATCCCGATTTAGCAACCGAAGTTATTAATAGTGGTGATAATTTTACTTGTATAGTTGAAGGAAAAGAATATAGGAGTTTTAGAGAAGCAGCGATTGATATTAATCCAAATGAGTTAGTTGCAACCGAAGTTGAAAGAAGATGCCGTTCTACTAAATCAAAATACAAAGATTGGCAAATTATTGGTGAAGAAACAAATCCAACAATCAAATACGAAATAGATGGAATTCTTTTTGAGAATCCAAAACAAGTTTCTGAAAAGTTAGGAATATCGGAATCAGAGGCTAGAAATTATTTTGAATCAAATAATCCAGTATATCGTCATTGGAAAAAAATAAATCGTAATGATATAAGTTACGATAAAATGTTTGAATTGCAAAATAGTTCTGAAATTAAAATAGAACTACCTATTATAGAATGTGAAGGCAAACAATTCTATTCTTTAAAAGAAGCTGGAGAGCATTTTAAATGTTCGGACGAGCGTATTCGTCAAAAACTTAAATCCGATAAACATATCGATTACATCTATCTATTCTAAAAATTTTTTAGAAAAATTACGGTTTTATTAATTTTTATATATTTATTGATACAATAACGTATTTTATATGCGTTTTTACATTGGTAATGAATACTCACCTCTATGTGTAGTGACCGAAACGCCAATTAAAAAAATTCTATTTAAGCTCAATATTTTTTCAATAGCTTAAGAAATCCGATAAATAAGGAAAACAAATGGCAAGTTCAAAATTGTTGAAAGAAGCAATTGCTGATGCTAAAGCTGTACGTGAAACTGCTATCGCTAACGCTAAAATCGC